GCCACTTTCCAGCTTCGGCCTGCTGATACCAGCGTATAGAATCATCCCATTTCTCCCACTCCTTCCTTAAGCTCTCATATGACATCATGCCATTTAAGATCCTAAGTAAAGGTCGCACTCCGACAGTCCGATGATTCAACCGGTATGCAGTCATGTGCAAGTTCTGCAGGTATTGCACATATTCTCTAGATACGCTTCCCTTATCATTATTAAGCGTAACACCAAAGTCTGTAGCGATATCACTTATATCAGACAGATCGTATGGACGTTTGAAAACCCAAATTCCATCGTCTCCCTGCACCGTAGCCGTTAACAGCTCATTCCGCATAGTCCAGCTAATATAATGGGCTAATATTAGTTGGACTAAACTGTCAACAAGGTTAGTTAATCCCGACCCACTGGGTACTGAACCATCACGATCAGTATATATCCCTTTAGGGGTCAAGAGTCCGATATTCAGAAACTGATATCTTACATACTCAATGGTATTCCGCGCCGAGGACTCGAAAGAAGCCTTAATGATATCAAACGCAGCGTTAATTAAAACACCAGGTATTGACGCATCAAACCCACTGAAATCCACAGACAGTAATGGGTTTCTAGCTTCATTGAAGAAGGAAGTGACTACATCATCGACACTATCTGAACTATTCCAGGCACTGAATTCCACTCTACGTCGCAAGTGTGGAAGAAGGGCCATCTGGATCTGTAGTTCAAACAAAGTAATGTAGTGTGGATAACCCCAAACAACCCTCTGCTTAGGAACCAACCCTATGCCTTTAGGTTGTCCTCTCCAAAACAAAGCACACGGATCTCCCAAAACAGCAAACCCATGTCCTATAGTTTCCCGAGCTAACTCAAGTACAGCTCTAGCATCATCTTGATTAGAGGTGAAGATAGGCAAGCCTAAGTTAGTATTCTTCGGCATGTTATTAAAAGCGTCCTCAAGAGAAACAAGCTTCACGGAGCTAGGCATGATATTCGCAACTTGATTCATCGCATATGAGAGTCCATCCCGATTATAGTTCAAATTTCTTGGA